GTGTCGGCGGTGTGTAAAAAAACCGCCCCCCTTTGGCAGAATTGCAACTTGCGCACAAAGTTTGCAGATTCCAGTCTTCGTCACCACCACCAGCAAGTCTTGGGACTATGTGGTCAACCGAATTGCCCTCACCACCACACTGCTGGCACGTATATGAATCCCGTTGCAGTATGCGTGCCCGTATCTTGCGCCACTTGCCTGTGCTGCCATTGTCTTTCAATGCACTGGCCATTAGAAGTAGTTCCTTTGCTGATGAAACGCCCATGCTTTGCATGGTGTTTGATAACGAATCGTAATGTATTTGAGTGTTGCGTCTATCTGTCTAAATGGGTCAAGGTCACGATAGTGCTTAGACCTCATTTGCCCTAGGCCGTAATGACTGCCATTGCGTGCAGTGTATGACCACCTTGATTCTTTCGTGATGATCTTGTTGAAGCATTGGAATTCTTTGTAATCAAGAATCCTAGAATGTGCATATAACTTCAAATGGTCTATCGAATAGTTAGCTGCATTTGCATTTGAAATGCTTGTTATTGAAAGCAATGCCGCAATGAAATAGACCTTGCCCATTAGCCGATTGCGCCCTTGCAGGCTAACCGCATCAGCGGCCTGCTTCAAGCGAAACCAGCGTACCGCGACTGTCAAGCAAGTGAATAACTTACGCATGGCCTTGGGCGTGTCCCACAAGTTTTGCACCCCTGTGCATAAAGCCTGTGGATAACTTCTAACGTGTAATGACTTCAATTGAATCCCACCCTTCACGTTTCACCTGCAATTTTGCCAACTGCATACGTTTGTGATGATCGCGTACGACTTTCAATGGTGCTGGAAATTCGCGTTGTTTTTGCACTTCGATACACGTTTCCAATCTTGTATCAAAGACAACCAATTTGGTTTCAATGCCCAAGCGTTGCGCCAAATTAAGCCACACTTGCCTGTGTGTTTTGATTGTGTGAGTACCGTCAGCGATTAGGTCTTTGCCCAATTCCACCGCAACAACGGCTTTATGGCGTTGCATGTGCATAAACATAGCAATGTCCAATTCACGGTTTATTCGTACCGCTTCAGTGTTATAGATGTGTTCAAAGCCTGTTTTGTGTTTCAACACCCACGTTGATTTGCCAGCCCCAGGAATTCCCATAAGCACGTGAATCATTTTGTCTCTATCTGTGCGACCGTCATGAAACTGCACACCACGCACTGAATAATTTCGACATTGGGTGGCAGTAAATCCGTCACCTTTTGAATCAGCTGCTTTGTCACCTTTTTGCAGTTCCGACATTCAAATTGCACTGTGTCCATAGTTGGATTTCCTCAAATTCTCAATTGGCTGAAGGTTGATTTGTGTGACCCACCAGTTCGGTTGCTTGGTGTGACGGTATTTAGGGCGTTGTGCCATTGAAATGGGAATCCAACCCGCAATGAAATAGTTGCCTGCTTGACCCGTGACTAGCACTGCAATGTCAGTTGGCCTGTCGTATTCGTGAATTATCAGTTGCCCTGAAATGTATTTAGTCCAGCGCACTTCAATCGCATTGCCTACGTCGGCCTTGACCTTGAATTTGTTTTCGTATGGATCAAATGGAAGATTGAAATACTTTGCAACCACCCATTCGCTGCCAATTGCTTCAGCCGATTCAACTAAATAGTCAAACGTCCCCAATTCTTTTTGATAACGCTGAGGATTGTCCAAGCCCTTGGTTGATTCTGCCGTCAGTTTGATTGCTGCCAGCATGCACACCATTTGTTCGTTGTGTGTCAGGTGCGCCTTCAACGGCAACCCGCACAAAACCAAATGATTTTTTCATTGCCGTAGCCTTTTTGGTAGCCAAATTCGTCAAATTTGACAATGCTTGAACACTTATCGCATTGCTCAACTTTGTATTCGGCAACAACTTCACCTTCGCACATAAGTTTGCCAGTCATTGTTTTGACTTGTATTACTTCCCAATAATCGCTCATACTTGTGGCTTCCAAGTTCCGTCACTGGTAAGCACTAGCCATATTGGGTCGCACTGATCAGGTTTGCGCCCTACGCATGAATAATTTGCCCAATCCTTTTTGGTCTTTGCACTGTTCCCGCTACGGAAAATGCGGTGGCCGTGACGGCATTGTGGTGCTTCAGCAACCAATTGACCGCCCAATTGTGTTGCAATTTCTGCCACACCTGACGCCAAAGTTGGAACACCAGCTGCTTCCATGTCTTCTTCAGTTTTGTAACTAGGCACTTCGCCAAATTTGGTCGTCCAGTAGTCATAGTCCTTGTCAGTGTTTGCGACCTTTGCTGACGTCTTTTCGACCTGTTCCATGATTTCCTTGGTGCTTCTTTCAGCCCCACCCATGACAAGTTGTTGCACCCTCATAATCGCTGAAGTGACTGTGTCTTCCACGAACCAGCGTTTCATGTTTTGTTGGTATGCACCTTGGTAGCCATAAGCAAAATCAACGGCTGCTGGGCGTGTATCGTCTTCATGGCGAAACGCCTTTGCTTCAACTAAGACATAACCTTTGTCAGCACTAAATTCAACAATGCTGGTTTCAATGCGTCCAGTTGGATATGTCTTCAGCCAGCGTTCTAAGCGTTCACGGCTTGCCTCATAATTGTCCAAGAATCCCATTTATTTGACCGCCCTTTTCTGTTGTGAAATGTGGCGACTGATTGCACGCCCGCGGGTATAGCCTTCACGGCTTCCGTCTTTGTGCCCAAATGAGTAACCAAGTGCAGCGGCTAAGGTGCAAAGAACACCGACAAGGAACAACGCCCGCAAAACCTGCGGGTCTAATAGATCAACGACCATTTTGAATTCTCCCGATTCTTGGTGGTAAGGACTACCACCTGCACCAAGGGTGACGCATAAGGCACGCCAAATCAAGAACCTTGCGTATTTGTCGGCGTGTCACCTGACTTTGCCTTGGATTTAAGTCCGTTGCCAGCCAGCACACCGCCCAGTGAACCAGTCAAAAAAATGGCTAGGGTCTTCAATAGGTCAATAAAGGCTGCGTCGTTGGGTGCTTGTGCGCCGATTGGCTGGGTGACGAATATGAGCGCGTACGTTATGCCTACCGTTACGATTAAAAATACCGCTGCAAGTGTTGAACCAATTATTAAAATCAGCTGCGCGTGGACGTCCTCAGGGGCGCGGCGTCTTGCTGGTTTGTGGTGTTGTGAATCCAAGTATGTCGTCAGAACACGTTCCAGTCGGGACGCATTGCGGTTTTTGGCACTCAGGTTTTGACCAGTTTTCATATTCTTGGCACTCATAACGTGTCCAGCCCTGATACCCACAAGCAGTCAGGATTAGCGCAAGTGCCCAAGCCAACCCTGCTGCCGTGAGTTTTCGGACTATTTCCCCGTTAACCCGAAACTCTTATCCTGCGGATTTAACCAGCGCAAGATAACTGGTGCGACCGCTGCGACGCCTGCCATTGCAAGTGTCTTTGGGTCTGTCACACCCGCCATGTATAAGGCAAGTGCTGCTGCCATGAATGATCGTGCCCATGAAGCGATTAAGGCTTTGGCTTTGTCCATTTTTTTGTTTTCTCCTTTGTCGGTTTTACTCCCGATTTTGGTATTTCAACTGTTGGGTGTTCGCCCTTGTAAGGTACGAATTTGGGAATCCCAAACCCAACAATCTCTTTGCCAACGTTGCGCACCTTCACCATGACCATGCCACCATTTCGCTGGTCGCCTGTGCCACTGGTATTGCCTTCAATCGTCACGCATTGTTTGTCGTCAATTAAGCCAACGACAATTCCAACGTGACTTATACGATCAACGCCGTCATGTGGGAAGTCCATGAAAGCAACATAACCCAACTGCGGCATATTTGACCAACGGTTGATTTCTTTAAATTTATGCGCACCAATTGCAGTGCCAACCACTGAATGAATCTTGACACCCGCCTGTGCGCAGCACCAGTTAACAAAAGAACCGCACCACGGTAAACCGTCGGCCTTTGTAAATTTGCCGTATTTGGTCAGGTTATCGCCTTCTTCAATTGTGCCGATTTCAGCCTGTGCGACTTCAATCAACGCAGCTGACGTACCTTGTGGATAAATCACTTTTCAAGGCTTTTCAAATATGCCTGATAGTCAGAATTGGTTGGGTCACAAGGAATCCATAATTCAACACCGTTTTCAAGCGTTGCTTTAATTCTTTGTGGTGTTGTTTCATTGCCTTCAATTATTTCATAAGTTGTCATTATAACTCCGCGTTAAAGTCTAGTCGTGCGTTGCCACTTGCTGCTTGTAGTGCCGTTGCATTGCCACCAGTTAAACCAGCAGCACCTGTTGCATCAACTCTTGCATTGGTCGGAGTTGAAATACCAGCACTTATGCTTGTTGGATAACCTGCAACTCCACCGCTTGACGAGATTAAGAAATAATCTCCCGCAGCAGAAACTGACAAAGTTGGGCTAGTTCGCATTGTAACTGGGAAACTATAATTTAACTCAGCACCGCTTGTTGAAATAGCATTGCCACCTGATAAACGATAATTACTATTCACTGAACCATTGACTGCACGATTGAAATAACGCTGACAGGCCGCATATTCCAAAGCATAAGTAGCAGCATTAGGAGAAAATGCAGAAGCACTGCCAGCAATTTCAACTTGAACGCCAGTTATGTCGTAGTAATCATTAGCACCAGCCGTACCTGTTGGAGTGTAATTAAATTGCACCGTCATCTCTGTAACTGTTGCGGCTACTGTTCCAGTTACGCTAAATCGCTGCCAAGTTGTCGTTAAAGTAAAGTTGGCGTCTAAACTATTAGCGTCACCTGTATAGCCTGAAAATGGATTTTGATCTGTGCCTGTACCTGTTCTTAAAATACCTCTTAATATGTCAGAGGTAGCAGAATAGTTAGCGCCTTTCCTAGCGTAAAAACTTAAAGTAACTGTTTTACCTGCATAAGGCACGGTATTCATAGTTTCCATTGGTGACATAATCGCGTAGTTAGCCGTGCCTGTTTGTCCTGAGTTGCGTTGAAAACGCATAGCGTATTGAACAAATGGTAAATTTGTGGTGTCACCCGTTGCTTGTCGCGATACTGTGGTGGCTTGATTTGCACCCGTTTGCGTACACCACCTGTCGGCAAGAAAAGTTGTTCCTGCACTTGCAGCTAAACTTATACTGGTGCCACGTTGCCAAACGTTCATTGCTGAATTTATTACTGCATTCTTTCCCGCCACGTTTGTTGAACCGTTTGAAGCCGTAGCCCAAGCAAGTCCAGTTGCAGCAGTCGAATCAGCGGTTAAGACTTGACCATTAGTGCCAACGCCTAAGCGTGCGTCCACTGTTGTGAAAGTAAATAAATCGCCCTTAGTTGTAAGCGGTGTGACATCTGCCGTTGTTGTCCACGCTGGCACGCCGCCTGAAACTGCTAAAACTTGACCAGTTGTGCCAATTGGCAGGCGCGTGCTTGTGTTTGCCGTTGCTGATGAATAAACAATGTCGCCCAGTGTTGTGCCCGGTTGTAATGCTTTTAAACGTGTGTCAACGCCTTGAAGGGCAATGTCAAAATCGGCTGGAAGGTCAGTGACCAAGTCCGTTGAAGTTGGTAAAACGAAACCGTAATTCGTTGTTGGATTAGCCATTGTTTTCCTTTCGTTAAACGACTATTGTCGCATTTTCCCAGTCAAGCGTTGGCGACACGCCCGACCAAGTGAATGTGTTCGAAATTTCGTTCCACTCAAGTGCCTGCAACGAATACGCCACGGGTGACACAAGCAGTGAAACCGAAACTTGGTTGTAGGAAGCCTGAAACGACCAGCCTTCAACAAACCCTTGAAAGATTGCACCCATGTTTGAAGGTAGGTCGTTAATGGCTACGGGTTGCCCCATGAACACGCCAATCAAGTCGTCGCGGTCTGCGTCGTCCAATTCAGGGTTTGTTAGGTCAAATGTGATTTCACTAAAAATTGCCTGCGGGTCTTTGCGCAGTGCCAAATAAAAATCGGCTTGGTCTTCAGCGTCGGTGGCGTTGTGAAGTGTTGTTGTGATGATCTGTGCAAGTGTGCCATAAGTAAGAATTGAAGTGGCGTCAGTTGCAGATTTTTCAGCACTGCTTGTTGCACCATACTTGATTGTTACGTCGTTACGTACGTCGCCTGCACGGGTTTCAGTGCGTAGCCCAGCTGCGCGGGCTTGGTTTGCCGTAAGTTGAACGTAGCCATTGGCAGCAAGATATTGGCTGCGGTGGGTTGCGTCGGCGTATGAAATGCGACCTTGCGCGTCCTCATAAATATAACCAAGACCTGACGTGGCAAGTGCTGAAACCAGTGAATAAACGTCAGTCCGACTTGACGACCGCGCCGCCAATTCATAGTCCCCAGGTTGGTCAATTTCTCCAAGTCCTACGTTTTCGGCAGTTGCCCAAGTTGTTGTTGGGTCATACGTTGCCCAAGTCAATGCCCCGGGCACTTCAGCCCAAGTGTTGAGCAGTAAGTCTGAAAGTATTGTGTAAATCTGATTGCCGTCAAAATCTTTGGAAAGTACGCCGTTGGTCAACGACTTTGGCAACCGCGCCAACGCACCAAGCGCGGTGATTGAGTAAGTCTGCGTGAAAGTTGTCGAACCTACTTCACGCACTTCCAAGCCAATATCCACGACGTTGCCACCAAAGATTGCAACGAACGTGCCCGCCGTATCTTTGACCGAAACACTAATTGTTGAGTTGATTGCCACTGGGACAATTGTTTGTGCAAGGTCAATCAACTGAAGATTGACGTAACCCGCCTGCGCTTGCTCATAGATATTTGTCCGACCGCTACGAATAACCAAGTTTGCCAAAACTGCGTCGGTGTATTCAACGCCGTCAATCTCAACCAGCCAAATGGGATTCCATTGCGTCATTAGATTGCCACAAGCGCGGTTGCACCACCAGTGCCGCGGTAGTAGGAATTATTCAAAGTTTCAACAATGGTTCGCGCTGTGCCCTCTTTGTCAATTGCCCCGTTGACCGTAATGCTTATACGGGCAGCGTTTTGGGAATCGGTAAAGCCACCGCCCCCAGCAGCTGCCAATCGTGCTGCATTTTGTGAATCAGTAAATCCCCCACCAGCAATTGCGGCAGCAACGCTTGCCCCAGCCCGTGCGGCTGCTGCTACACCGCCACCAGTCATTCCGCCTGACCCACCACTTGCCGTGCCTGACCCACCACTTGAAAACGTACTTGAACCGCCACCACTAATTGCCCCCGGTGCGCCCCCTGTGGCAAATGATGATCCACCGCCAATCTTCGGAATTGTTGGAACGTCCTTGCCCCATTGGACTGCGTTGTAACCCTTGATAATCAAATTGATTCCGTCAATGGCGGTGTTTAATAAAGGTTTAATTGCAGCCAATACCTTTGCAATAATTGTAATCACCACCTCAGCAATGTCGCCAACAATTTTCATTGCCCCACCAATTGCAGTGCCAATCAACGGCGCAACAAATTTGACAACGTCCCAAAATGCTGAAAATTCGTCCTTGCTATTCATTACCGCGGTTTTGACATTGTCAAAAATTGCTTTCATGCCTTCAAAAATTGGTTGCACTGTTTTCTTAATTGTTGAACCCACGTCGCTGATTACCTTGCCAAAACCCTCACCCTCAGTCAGACTGAAAGCCTTGGAGAATGCGTTGATTGCTGGAAGTGCATTGTCGTTGATGAATGTCATAAGTTTTTCAAGTATTGGCAACAAGGCAAACCCAATTGTCTCTTTGGCTTCGTCAAATGCCACTTGCATGCGGGCAATTCGTCCAGCATAAGTGTCTGCGTTAGCAGCGGCCGCGCCGCCAAATAAATCGGAAAGACGACTTTGCACCTGTGTAAAACTCATGGTCTTTAATTCAGCAGCTGATAGACCGATTCCTAATTTGCCTAGTGCAGCACTGTTGCCGTCATAAGCCTTGCCCAAGGCGTTGGCGACTGTTTCCAGCGGCTTACCTGTTGCCGTCGAAATATCCAGCGCGGTTGTAAGTAAATCTTGCGCCTTTGTAATGTCCCCAGTTGAACGCACCAAGCGTCCCAAGGCTGGGCGCAACTGATCGTCAGCCACACCCGTGGCAAGTGACATTTTAAGAATGGATTGTTCGGTCGCCGCAATTTGGGAATTCGTTGCCCCTGTGGCGTTCTCTAAGGCAAGGGCTAACTGTGTCTGCGCCTGTTCGTCGGCGACGGCTGCTTTGACCCCGTCAATGCCTATTTTGACCGCATAAGCGGCTGCGGCAGCGGCGGCAGCAACAAACGCTGCGCCAATCATTTTGCCAGCCTTGCCCATTTTGTCGCCAAATGTGTCAACGTCTTGGCTTGCAGATTTCAGAGATTTGTTGAGATTGTCAACGTCACCAAGAATGGAAAGTTTGAGCGTGCGACTACCAGCCATTAGTCATACTCCTTTACTATCTTAGAAAACGATTCTTCCCAGCGACGAACAATTTCAGGCTGAACACTGCGAAGCGTTGGATAAATAAACCAACCCCGCGACCCGCGACCTTCACGACCTGACCACACTGGAAATTGCTTTAAACGGTTTGAACCAAATTCAGCACCGCCCCAAAGTTGTTGCGTTGTTCCGCCACCACTTAGTTTTTGAGCGGCAAAACCAAAACTGATTTCGCCAATTTTTGAAGATTTGGAAACCCTTGAACCTGCTGCAACACGATCGTCCAGCAAATTCCTAGAACGTCCCGCTGCGTCAACAATTTTGCCACGAACCCAATCGGCAAGTTGGGAAGTTTGTTGTTTTGCTTGGGCGGTTGCAACTTCGTCCATGGCTTTAAAGGAACGGACAATGGCACGCAATTCAGCCTTGTCGTAAGCGATTGCGTCACTTGCCATTTGCCCGTCCTTCCAAGATTTCCAACACTGTCAGAATGTCTTCAGCTGCTTCGAATTCGCTGGGCGGTAACCCTGTTGCTAGGGCTAACTCCCAAACTACTCTGGCAAGGCTTCCGACTGGGTGGCTTTTGGGTTTGCTTCACCGACAATGACTTCAGAAATTGTTTCAGTCCAAATGTCAATCGGTTTTACTGGCTTGCCCGCTGCTTCACGTTTCATGGCGTGATATGCAAGGAATACCAAATCGGATATTCCGATTTTTTCCTGTGCCTGTGCAATGGTGTTGCCCGTGTGCTTTTCCCAACGAACCCATTCAGGGGGCGCAGCCGTGTAAGTTATCTGATCCCCGTTGGTGTATTCAATTGTGATTGGTAGTTTCATTTTGTCTCCCGATTGTTAGGTTTAGAACGTTTCGCTTGGATTTCCTACTACCACGAATGATAGTGAAACTGTCTGTGCGTCAGGTGCTGCACCGCCGATTGACGGAACAACTGGCATAACGTTGCAAGTGAAGACCGCACCAGTTGCGGCAGTTAATGAAACGGCCAAAACTGTATTTGGTGAACCTTCCCATGCAGTCCAAAGTGCTTCGCAAAGTGATGAAGCCGCGCCCCAGTCTGCAAGCATTTCGACATCTAAAGTCCACTGGTCGTCAATGTGCTTGTAAGCCTTGCCGTCAAGTGTCTGATATGTCGTGACTGTTGGTGCATTGCTTAGAACCACGCTGGTCGCCTGCGCGTCGTAGTTAACGGTCGCGATCGTCAACACTAAATCGCGACCCGTGATGATCGTTGTTGGCACGTTATCTCCTTTTATGTAGTTTGTGTGTAGTACGTCGAAACGTTTATGTCAGCAACCAGCATTGGAGATTGTCCTACTTCCAACACTGTCGGCTTTTCAACAACGCCAACAACGTATCCTGCGGGCATTGCCGCAAGAATTCCGATTATGAGTTTTTCTAGATTATCTAGCGAACCAGCGTTGCTATTTGAAGCAACAATGGCAGTGATTGCAAAGTTAATTTTGACTTTGGTTGAAGCCTTGCCAATCAAGACAACTTCCATGTAAGGCGAATCAGGCACAATGACGATTGCGGGTGGGATAGGTGATTCAGGTACTGACGCGTAGCAAGTAGCCGAAAGTGCTGAAAAGGCGGTGGCTAAGGCTGCGCGGGTATCAGCAACGGCGTTGGCTGGCATTATTGACAAACCGTTTCAACGTCTAAAAATGGCATGAGTAATGTGGACACCCTGTTGGTCAAACTGCGACCCATGCGATACGGCGTGCTGGCAAAATCCACACCTTCAATCTGACCGCCTGCTGCAACGCGTGACTGGAAGACTTCGACGCTGACTGCAAGCACGGCTGATTCAATTGGCGCGCTTGTGGCGTAAATATCAGCTGCGGAATAGCCTGAAAGTGTCGCCGTGCCCGTTGGGATAATGTCCCGCAATGTGACGTTGCTTGCCGTTAATGCTGCGGTGAAATAGTAATCAAATGAATCAACAACGACGTGAGTTGCGGTAAAGGGTGCGGGCAAACCAGTCACAATGACCGATTGACCAGTCACAAAATGATGTTCGCGCTGGGTGTAGAAATAAGCGACGTTGGAATCTAATTTGTAAGCGTTGATTGCTGAAGTATTTGCAACCAGCATTGGCAAAATGACGGCTTCAGCGGTGTTGATAATTTCGTCAAGGTAACTGTCTGAATAAAGTGAAACGGACACGCCAAGCACCGTGCGCAATTGACTTGCAGTGACAATGACTGGCATGTCCGTTTCCTTTCGACTGCTGCGGCGAGATCGGGAGAACCCGCCGCATGATTAGTTAGTTGTTATCAGGTCTTGTTAATACCGAACGCGCCTGCACCAATCTTGGTTGCAATTGCGCCGTATCCATAAACTGAAACTGAAACCTGACCTGAAGCAATAACGTCAGCGCGTAGGCGATACGTTGGTGATTCATACCATGTGTATGCAGTTGGGTTAATGATTAGCATTGAATCGTCTTTGTCTGTGTCATTTGCTGACGGTACGTTGGCCGTCACAAATAAATCAAGACCTGCGACGTTCCCACGAATACTGTCAGGACGCACAACGCCACCAGAATTTGAAGGATTGCTTGCCATGTAAATTGGACGACCTGAATCGTTCAATGTCATAAGGTTTGCCCACTGTGATGTGTTTGCAAGAATGTTGCGAGCAAATCCCTGTGTGTTTGAATAAACTGAAGCAGCACCGCGTGAAACAAACCCAAGCAATTCTGAAGCAGTTGGGTATGTTGTCAGTGTTGTTGCGTCTGCGGTTGCACCTGAAGCAAGTGCAGTATAAACGGCTAAGTCTGTTGCCTTTGCGTAAGCAGCTGACATATTTGTCAACAACTCATTGAAAAACAATGGTGAAGTACGGTCAAGCAATTCGACGGAGAATGTCTGTTGCCCTGCGTACTTTTTGACTGTTACTGATAGGAAACTTGAAGCCTGATCAGTTTCTGAAGGTGTGCCTGCTTCGGCAGTTTCAGCCACTGTTGGCATTGTTGTGATTTTTGGAATTTCAAATGACATTCCAGCGTCAGGCAATACACCGCGAGAAATCGCGTCAATTGCTGAACGTGTTGAGTTTGCAAGTCCGTTGATAACTTCAGTCAACTGACGTGTTGGAACAAGTCCAGCGTTGTCTGTTGTGTCGTCAGCGGCTGCAACGTACTGACGGGCATTTTCGTCACCCATTGAAGCACGGATTGTGTTTTCTAGATACTTTGCGGCGGTGAACTCTAAGCGTGGCTTAGTTGTCCAACCACCGACCGCAGCATTTACGTTTGCGGTTACTGACTGGGCGGCTTCTACCGTTTCGGCGGTTGAAGCGTCTTTGACGGTGTCTTCCACTTCGTCTTCTCCTTCTGTTGGTTGTGCTTCAGGTTCGATTGTCGAATCTGAAATTTCTTCTTCGCCTTCTGTGGCGGCAACTTCTGCAACGCGCGCTGAACGAATGGCTGGTTCTGACGTCAATGCAACACCAGTCATTTCACCCTTTAAAATGCGCACTGTTCCGTCTTTAAGTGTTTCGTATTCGTCAAAATAAACTTCAACACTAAAACCGTCACGCAAACCTTCTTGTGCTTCAACAAGTGCGTCAGTTCCCGCAGTTGTGTTAGCAATTTTGAAAGTGGCGTCAATTCCTTTTTCATTTGCTTGGATTGAAAGTGTTTTGCCAATTCTGCGCGTGCGATCGTGTTCAAGGTTAAGCAAAACTGCAGTTGGTTGGATTGACCCAGCAGCAAATTGCACTTTGCCAATTGAGGCGTTTCCAGTCTCCTCAAATGTCACAATGCGTCCAGTGATTGTGCGACTGTTTGAATCAGCAGCCGTGATTGCAATTGGTGTGATTACTTTTTTCATAGCAGCATGTCTTCTTCCTCGCGTATTTCTTCGACCGACATTGCGCCGATACGATTTAAGATTTCATAGACTTGCGCGCGCTCATAAGGATTGCCACGCAAGAAATCGTCGAGATCAAACATGACCCTGTTGCCTGCTGGTGTAAAATCAGCAAATGACAAGCGTTGTTCAATAATGGACATGTAATTTCTGAAAGCAAAATCAACGAGGTCGCGCCTCTTGTCCAAGGCGTTGGAATACGTGAAACTTGATTGCTGCGAATCAGTGAAATACGCTGGCAAACCGCATGCGCGTGATAATTCAAGGGCAACGTAATTGCGCGCTTCGTTCAGCTGCAAATTCTTTGGGTCATACCCAATTGTCTCCAGGGTAACGTCAGCATTAAGGAAAGCGGTTGATTTGTTGCTTCGGGCGGTACGCCATGAAGACAAAAGTTTTGCAACTCTATCTGCTGGCAGTGATGTGCCATTTGATTTCAAAACCATTTGTGGAATTGGTTCATTTGCAAAATTCATTGAAGCCTTTTCAAGCGCAGCAGCGGCCTTGATTGTGCGACCTGCACGCGCAAGCAAACCTTCCTGCGTATTTGGAAAAACAACTAAATTTGTTGGGTCAATTGGTGTGCCGTCAATTTCGTAAGAATCTATCTCTGTTCCATTGGCGTTTGTTGTAATTGAGACACGTTCAGGTGCGACACGTTCCATTGCGCGAATTTTTCCTGTGTCCGCATAACGTTCCATAACGTAACCATAAGCCGCGTTATGGAAGAACAAATCGGAAATTATCCACGCCCAAAATGTAGAACCCGGAATTCTTGGGTCAGGCTGGTTGATAACACGCGGTTGCGTAATCTTCTCGCCCGTGGCTTCATTTCGTGTGTGCATTGGTAATGAAGAAATGGTTTGAATAATTCCAAGCGCACGTGCAACTGTTGGCACGCTCATTGCTTCAGCGCGGTTGGCACTTTGAATCCCATAAAAATAAAAATTGTTATTTTCTGTAAAGTAAGGTGCTAGTGAAGCGTCAACGTCCAAGGGTGCAGCTGGAACGGCAGCTGCAACCCGTGGCGTGAACAAATCGAAAAATCCCATGCCCGAATTGTGGCAGGCTTATACCTTCAACCCACCATGATGTCTAGATCATTCTCTGGGCGTGTCGCGAAGTGTGTGACCAGCGCGGTGGCAACTGCGCCACAAACAACGGCTTGACTTGCACGGCGACCGATAACCCAGCCACCGTCACCACGTCTCAATTGTACGGCTGACAAGATTTCGTCAGTCAACTGTGCTTGACCCCTATGTTTCAACCGACCACTGTTTATCGCTGACAATAATTCGTCACAACTTTGCGGATACGACGCGTCCATGTCGAAAATTGGAATTCCTGCTGGTGCAAGGCGCGCAGCAACCGCGCCACTGGTTTTGCGTGAATACAGGACGTATTCGACTGGATACCTGCGGGCATAGTCTGCAAGATCGTTGGCAATGGCCTTATCGTCTAATTGAAGGTCATTTGCCCACGTGTGCAGCATTTTGACCACAAACGTTTCCGCGCCTAGTTTTTGGGCGGCAACAAGACTTCCATGTTTTCTGTCAGGTGAAAGGTCAATCGCCAACCAAGTCAATTTCTCAGGGTCTAGGTCTGCGTCTTTGTCCAAGCAATTACCCCATGAAGCCGAATCAACCGCGGAAGATATTGCCACAACCCACCGACACAAAACCTCAGTCATGACCACGTCGGGCGGGTCTTTTAACACTGACTTGATATTGTCCTCATGAATCGTAATTCCCATTGCTGGATTGGCGTGCCGTGCATTTTCCACGCTGATTTCGTCAGTTGGTGCAGACCATTCAAAGTATCCAATTTCATCTTCAGCCCCAGCAATCTTCGCCAACGCCCTTTCCCGAAATGCGTTCAAAACTACGCTGCTGGAATCACCTGCGTTTGTGTAGGCCATGACAAGCGGGTTGCGTGCTGCCATGAGCGTGTAACGCAATGAGGCAAAACTCTCTAAGTCGTTCATTTCGCGCAATTCGTCAAGGTGAATCGTTTCAGGTCGAGAGACACCACGCGCAGCTGAACCGCCTGCCTTGACCATGAACCGTGTTCCGTTGATCGTCTCAATTTCTTCAGCCCCATGCGCCCAACGGATACGTTTGACTTGTTTTGCCAAAGAATCGTTTGCCTCGATTAAGGACACCAGCGCACGGAATTGTTCAAGGCTTGTCGCCAATCTGTGCGCCGACCCAATTTGCAGCGGTTCTTCCCATAGGAAAAGACCGCCAAGAATTCTGATCTGTTGCAAAAATGATTTGCCGTTCTGACGTGCGACCACGCACACGTTTAGGGGCGTAGCCCACCGCCCGTCAGGCTTTATCTTGTGGGAATGAATCAAGTAGAATTTTTGCCATTCCATAAGGTCAACGTTGAGACTGGTAGCCAAATCTATGAGTTCCTGACCGCGTGAAGGCAAATCGTTCAGCGGTGTGTGGATTCTAGGCGTCGAAACGCCAAAAACGCGTTCTGTGTCCCTACCCAAAACCGTTGTAAGCCTATCTAAGACCTTTTCAGGCAGTATGTGACCTTCTGTGACCTTCCTACTCATGTTCGAGGCTTCTTGAGGCATTTTGGGGCAAATCTTGCCAA